GTTAGTTGCGTAGGAAGAATATTAGGAGATAACTGGTCTCCACAAGCAGCAGGTGATGAGTCATGGACTCCAGAGACTCCTGAGACTACTAACTGGACAGATGTAGAAGCAAGCAATGACTCTTGGGAACAAGTAGCAATAAGTACTGGAACATGGAATCAAGTTTCCAGCAATAATAATTCATGGGTGAATAACTAATGGCAAACCAAAGAATTACCTTCGGAGAGTGGCTACCTGACCAACCATCGGTCATAGGTGCGCTTATGCAAGCTGATAATGTCTTTTCTAAGGCTGTTGGTTATGGTGCAATCCCTACTGCTGCTGATTACTCAGATTCGGCTTCTGAGAACTTAACGAATGTGGTGGCAGCTAAGACTCCTACTGGAGTTACGACTGTATTCGCAGGTGGAGCTACAAAGCTATTCAAACTTGACTCTACAGATATGTCTTTAGACGATGTATCTAAATCAGGTGGATATAGCACTAGCTCTACAGATAGATGGAGATTTACTCAGTTTGGTAATTCTGTTATTGCAGCCAATGGTCAAGCCAAGTTACAAAGCTGGAATTTAGCAAGCTCTACAGCTTTTGCTGATTTGTCTGCAGATGCGCCTACAGCTAAGTACATCACAGTTATACGAGATTTCGTAGTTTCTGCCAATACAAGCTCATCAAATCCTTTTAGGGTTCAATGGTCTGCTTTGGGCGATGAGACTTCTTGGGCTAACTCAGCGACAACACAGGCTGATTTTCAGGACATTCCTGATGGCGGAACAATCCAAGGCATTACAGGTGGCGAGTTTGGCTTAATCCTTATGGATAGGTCAATCTTCAGAATGAGCTATATCGGTAGCCCATTGGTATTCCAGTTTGACAATATCACTAGAAACCTAGGATGTTACGAAGCCAACTCAGTAATTCAATACCAAGGCACGACTTTCTTCTTATCTGACGATGGTTTCTATGCCTGTGATGGTCAAAATGTAGTGCCTATTGGCGGTGAGAAGGTAGACAGATACTTCTTTAATGAGGTGGATGAGACTTATTTGCCTAATATGTCTGCTGCTATTGACCCATTTAGAAACCTAGTAATCTGGGCTTATTCTAAAAAGGGTAGCGGTGGTAATGTAAATAGACTTTTAATCTATAATTTCCAGACTAAGAAGTGGTCTAGCGGTACGACAGATGTGGATAGAATCGCCTCTAGCTCTAGCCCTTCTGTGACTTTAGAAGGTTTAGATGCTATTTCTGCCTCAATTGATGCCTTAGAAACTAGCCTAGACTCCCGTGCTTGGATTGGCGGAAAGATGCTTTTGGCAGGTGTAAGAGATGCAAAAATAGTGACATTTACAGGAGCAAATTCTACTGCTACAATTCAGACAGGAGACTTGTCGATTGAAAATAGGAAGTCAGCGATTACTCTTGTTCAGCCAATTGTAGATAATGGCTCTTGCAATGTAGCTGTAGTTTCTAGAAACCTATTAACAGAGCAAGTTGTATTCGGAACTACTGTATCAGCAGATTCAGAAAATAGGGTTTCATTACGAAGCATGGGAAGATACCACCAATTGCAATTTACACCTACAGGCGCTAACTGGCAAACAGTTGTCGGTGCTGATGTAGAAATTGCTCCTATGGGTGGCAGATAATGTTTCGAGTTTTACCGCCATTCGGCTCAGACTCTCGTGGTGTAGCTGAGATTGTCAATGGCATTATGAATGGCAAGACAAACAATACTGGGTCTGTCACATTGGCAACAGGATTGCTAGTATCAACTACCACCATTACTGATGCTCGCATAGGCGCAGATTCAACTATTTTATTAAGCCCTACAGCAAGTATGGAAGGTATTAATTATTACATCTCAAGCGTTACCAATGGTTCAGCAGTAATTACACACACAGCCAATGTGGCAAGTGGTAGAACATTTAAATATGTAGTCGTAGGATAAAGAGGAAAACATCATGGCAGTCCAAACAACATCATCTACATCAAACATAGACCCAGCGTTACTTCCTTTTCTTACGCAAGGTCTTGAAAGAGCGCAAAGCCTATTCTTAACAGGTGCGCAACCTGAGTTCTTCCAAGGGCAGACTTATGTAAGCCCATCTCAGCAGACTTTAGATGCTTTGCAACAGCAAGAGGCTTTGGCTCGTCAATCAAGTCCTGTATTACAACAAGCTCAACAGGCTTATACACAGGCTCTAGGTGCTACATCTGCTGCTAGTCCTTTATATCAACAGATTTATGGGCAAGCACAGCAACCTATGGCTGGCGCTGATGTTTATGGTCAAGCTGCTAGAGGTGGCTTCGGAAACCTAGCTACTAGTCAATTACAAAACATTGCTGGTGGCTCGTTTCTAGGTGGAAACCCTTATCAACAAGCTATGATGCAAGCCGCTACTCGCCCACTAGAGCAACAGTTTACACAGTCAGTATTGCCGAGCATTTCTAGCCTTTATTCTAAGACAGGTCGCTTAGGCTCAGGTGCAATGGAAAGAGCATTAAGCCAAGCTACAGAACGCTCAGACTCGTGCATTAGGTGACATTACATCTAATATCGCAGGTCAGCAATTCCAGCAAGAAAGAGCATTGCAGCAACAGGCTTTGGGTCAATTGGCTAGTGTATCTCAACAAGATATTGCTAATAGAATGGCTGGCGCAGCAGGATTAGGNGGACTACAACAAGCCCAGTTTGGCACACAGTTACAAGCTACTGGTGGTTTAGCTCAAACTCAAGCAAGCGATTTGGCAAGACAATTACAGGCTTCTGCTGCTGCTCCTTCTATCTATGCTCAACAGTTCTTGCCAACTCAGCAACTAGGTCAAGTAGGTGTAGCTCAAGAGCAGATTGCAAGCCTACCATTACAAGAGCAAATGGCTCGTTACAACTTTGGTCAGCAGTTACCGTACCAACAGTTATCTGGTTACTTGTCATCAGTTTTATGGCTCACCTATGGGTAACTTTGGCACACAGACACAAAGTACCAATATGCCTAGCAATCCTTTGATGGGTGGNTTGGCAGGTGCTGGTTTAGGATACTTAGGCGGTCAGTTCTTAGGCGGTAGTAGCTTGATGAANCCAGTTTCTCAAGGTGTTATCGGNGCTGGTTTAGGTGGTGTATTAGGTGGCTTGTTATTCTAAAACTAGTTCATAATAACAACATGAATACAAAATATTGGTGCGATAACTCTCCTGTGTGGAGTCATTACGGTAATGCTTCGAGCATCTTGTTTCCAGCATGGGAAAGAGCTTTTGCTGAAATTGTAAAAAGTTATCTACCAAAGGTTACTGATGAGAGCCTAAAGTTAAGAATGATGGAGTTCATCAAAGAAGAATTAGCCCATGCTAACGCTCATGAGTCATTTAATGATAGACATAACCTAAAAGAGATGGAAGAAGCTGAGTTCCAAAAGACTAAAATAGTTATGAGAAAGCCTCAGATTAAGTTTTGGTTAGGAACAATGGTATCTATCGAGCATTTAGCTGCTTGTATGTCTAGGTCTGTTTTAACTAGATGGGGTGATAGACAAGGCAGAGATTACAAATTATTCTGCTGGCACTCAAAAGAAGAATTAGGTCACAAGAGTTTAGCGATTGATTTGTGGAATCATTTAGGCTATACAAAACAAGAACTTAACAAAATAGCTAAAGTAAACCAGCTATATGTTATGAAGTTTTTAATGGGTTACACAATCAAAGAAACTTACAAGGATGGTCAATTCAAGAATCCTAAAGTAATTTTTGATTTAATTCATTGGTTAGGTTTTGTTAGCTTCAGAGTATTGCTTCCTATGCTCAAGATATATTTACCTAAGTTTCATCCTGACAATGTTGATGACAATAAGTATTTACAGGTAGCGATATGAAAAAAGTAACTAATCCATTAGAGAATCAAAAGGTAGTTGAGCTTATCAAACAGCATAAAACAATTCCTATAGATAAGATTGTTGAAAGAGATTTAAGGGTAAATTACAAAGGTATGCCTAAAGAACAGGGCATGAAGCAACTGTATAATTTACAAAGAGCTGGTTACCCTGTAGTACGATTTTTAAATACTTTATTCGTCATTGTTGATGTAAATAACAATGTAGCAACATTTCACACTTTGTCTGGCGATAACAAGAAATTCTTTTTAATTGCTTGTTTTATGTTTTATTGGCACATGAAAAGACAAGGGTTTGATGAAGTTCAAACAGAATTTGAAAACAAAAAAGTTATTGATGAATTATTAAAGTACCCAGATGGTGTAATGGAATCTTGGGAATCAGTAGAAAAAACAGATAATGGTTATCTATTAAAGGTGGACTTAAATGGGATGGGTGAGCAAACAAGTTGAGGATGCTGTTGATTTTGTTGTTCAAGACATCCCAAGCAAAATTGAAGATGAAATCATTGAGCCTACTAAAGAGCTAGGTAGTAGCGTTGATGACTTTGTTAATGAGGAAATTCCTGGGGGATGGTACACAGTAGCTGCTGCTACAGGTGCTTATTTTGCTCCTGAGATTGCTGCTGCTATGGGTACAGAAGCTGGTGCTACAACTGCTGCTACTGCTGGAGCTGCTGAAACTGCTGCTGCAACAACAGCTACCACAGGTGCAACAGCAGGTGCTACAACAGGTATTACAGACTTTTTAGGCTCTCAAGCTCTTGGTAGTGCATCAACAGGCGCAGTAGGCTCTGGTGCTACAGGCTTTGGATTAAGTGCTGGTACTGCTACAGGCGGTGCTGCTGCTGGAACTGGTTTAAGCGCAGGTGCTTTGGCTGGCATGGAATACTTAGGTGGTGCTGGCTCATTAAGTGCAGGAACTGCAGGATTGACTGCTGAACAGATTGCTCAAGCAGAACTTGCAAGTCAAATTGGCTCTAATGCTTCTAGTGGTTTAGGTTACTTAGGTGGAGCAGAGGCTTTACCATCAGGTACAGCAGGAATCACAGGTGTAACTGCTCCTACTTCACTTAGTTTATCTGATGCACAAAGAGCATTAAGATTAGGTCAGTCATTACTAGAACAACCACAGATGCCAACTCCTCAAGGTATGAAGATGCCACAGGTAGCACCAAGAGGAATGGTGGACTATTCACCAATACTATCTTTATTGCAACAAAGAGTATCNACTCCGAATNTATATTCATTATTAGGATAACAAAATGGCANTATTAGACAACCCACTAGCTCAATTTCTTAGTCAAGACCAGATGCAAAGGGCAGAGAACTCAGCACTCAATATGGGTGCATTAAACGCTATTGCACAGCTACTATCTTTATCTGGAGCGCAACCTAGACGAGT